TAATAACTAATAGTTATAACCAAAAGTTAAAATAAATAAGTAATGAGAATAGCAAAATACGAATTTGATAGCAGAGAGCAAGCGCAAAGTAAAATAGATGCTTTAGGAACTGCAACAGATGAAGATGGAAATGAATATCCAACTCACAAAAGTACTATTGTACAACTAGGAAATATTGTTCTTGAACAAGGAGAATATGACGAAGAAGGAGAAGAAGTAACTGCTCCAGTATTATCAGAAGGTTGGCATATTGACGTATGTTGGAACGATGCAGATATTACTACAATAGAACAAGAGGCAGTTTTAGATGAAGAAGGTATGATAGTAACTCCAGCGGTTACATCGGTTGACCATCCTTATGGTTGGAAAACTTATGCAGTTGATATTGAAGGTAATGGTGTACATTCTTTCTACGGATTGAACTACGATTCACATAAAATGTAATTAAGGTGGATATGCAAGATATTAAATTGGGTGCTTTAAACTTTATAACCTTTATGGTTAGTTTTTCTGATATAGAACAATGGTTGAAATTAACCTTACTTTTAGTATCTATTGTTTATACAGTTATGAAAATTTACAATCTGTCTAAAAAGAACGATGACAAAATACTTTAAAGAAGTAGAATATAAAATGGATGCAGACTTTCTTGCTAAACTAGACAAGGCAAGAGAGTTTGCTGATGTACCATTTGTAATTAATTCTGCTTATAGAAGTCCAGAACATCCAGAGTCTATAAAAAATCCTACCTCAAGCCATATTAAAGGTCTAGCAGTAGACATAAGAACAACTGATAGTAGAACTAGATACAAAGTTTTAAATGCTCTTATACACGTTGGTTTTAATCGTATAGGTATTGCAGATACATTTATACACGTAGATGATGATAAAGACAAATCTCAACAAGTAATTTGGACATACTAATTGGCTTACTACACTTAACAATGTTTCTTTGTGGTTGTTTAATAAGACTTGATACAATAAAATACCCTAAACTACTAACTACATTTAACCTAATACTAATAATAATTCTTTTACTATGGCTAATAATAAGTTAAAAAATAATGGCAAAGGTACTTTCTTTGGTAATTTATTAAGAAGTCTTGTAAGTACTGGTAAAAAAGTATCTCCTATATTTGATGCAATTACTGGTGGTAAAGTATCTGATATACTAAAAGCTATTGGCAACAGTAAAGAACTAACAGAAGCAGAAAAAGAAATGTTAGTTAAAGAACTAGAACAAGACGTTATTGAAATGCAAGAGATAACTAAACGTTGGCAATCCGATATGTTGTCTGATAGTTGGTTAAGTAAGAACATAAGACCTTTAAGCCTAGCTTTTCTTACATTGACACTATTTATCTACATTATACTAGATAGTTCTTTAGATGCTTTTAAAATAGACGAGCAATGGATATCTTTGCTTGGTAACTTACTAATGCTTGTTTACGGAGGTTACTTTGGTGCTAGAACATTAGAAAAGATTAGAAAAAACAATTAACCACTTTTTTATTTAAAAATAAATATATAACTTTACATTTTTTTAAGTAACTATTTAAGTATTTATATTTATGTATGCCATACATATAATTATATTAATAGATTAAAAATAAAACAATAAATAGATTAAAAATAAATATAAGTCTTGGGAGAACTTGTATTTGTTAATTTGTGTTAATAACTATATTTTATCAATACATAAATAACTTGTATATTTGAGTACTAGATTATTTTTTCCCATAAAGTATTTTTTAGTTTTGTTTTAATTATCATTTGCATTAAGAAGGAGAGTCTAAAAGCTCTCCTTTTTAAATTTTAACATTTCTTTAACACTTTTGTATGTTTTTATTATTTACTTTTACCTCATCAAATAATAATTTAAAACAATAAAAATGAAAACTATCAAAACAGTAAAAAACGAAAAGAACAACAAAACTTACAGAGTAAGAAATTTTAACAACTCAAATAACTATATAGTTGATACTTTTGATACTCGTTTAAACGCATCTAAAGTAGAGGTTGAAGGATATTATTATGTTACTTGTGCAGATTCACAAAGTGAATTAAATAGAAAATTAGATATACTAATTAAATGAATATAAAAGATTTAGTAACAAAAGAGCAGTATAATGAATTAAAAAAAGATTATGCTGCTCTTGTTAAAAATAAAAAAATAACATTTTTTGAATTTTGTACAAAAATATATAAATTATGAAAGTAAACAATTCAGTATGGGATGCATTAAAATCTACAATTGAAATGCATACAGAACAAGACCATAACATTACAGATGTGTTAATTAACTATCAAGTAAAAGAAAATACTGGAGTTAAAAATATAATAAAGTTAAATGTAACTTTAGAGTAACGTATATGATTAAGGTTATTTCGATTAATAAGCAAAAAATAAATAAATGAGAACAGAACAAAAAGTATTTAATAATTTAATAGAAACTATTGTTAGAAATAGTGAAAATAATATAGCAACTATTGCTGATGTAAAGTTATGGGCGGAAACTTGGCAAAAAGAAATGGAGTTAGAATTAACTTTAACCGATGCTAGCAGTATGTTTTCTAAAGAACAAATGGAAAAAGCTTACAATGATGGGGTAGAGGCTGAACAACAAAGATGCTGTGAGTTTAATATTGAAAATTACTGCTAACTTGAAAGTGTATGATTATTAGCGTAGAATAATAAATAAATAAATAAAAATGGAAAAATTAAGAAAAATTCAAGCCGAATTAAAAGCACCAAAAAACCAAAGAAACAATTTTGGAAAGTACAACTATCGAAGTTGTGAAGATATCCTTGAAGCAGTTAAACCTCTACTGGATAAACACAAATGTACATTAACAATTTCTGATGAAGTAAGAGAAGTATGTGGTGTATTGTTTGTTGAAGCAATAGTATTTATATCTGATGGTAAAGATTCAGTACATACTAAAGCACAAGCTGGTATAGACCCAAACAGAAAAGGTATGGATATAGCACAAAGTTTTGGTAGTAGTTCATCTTATGCACGTAAGTACGCTTTAAATGGTTTATTTTTGATTGATGATACAAAAGATGCTGATTCTACAAACACACACGGAAAAGGTGCTAAATCAACTGAAAAGAGTTGGTTAAATAAAGGTACTGCTGAATTTAAGAAAGTACAGACATACTTAAAAGGTGGTGGTAACATTTCTAAAGTTGAAGAAAAGTACAGAATATCAAAAGAGGTAAAAGAACTTTTAACTAAATAAACATAAATTATGACAGAATTAACAACAGAAGCAGACGTAATAAATTTAATTGGTTTTGAAACACCTTTAAAATTTGAATTTATATCAGATGGTATATTTACTTTTAAAACAGTAATACCAAATGTAAAAGATGGTATAGTATTTTATGAGATAGAGTTTTTTAGTAATCCAGATAAATCTTTAGATTTCTTTGCTTATGATACTTTTTCAAACTTTTTATTAAAGTATCAAATACATACAGTGAGTGCTATAAACGAATCAACAAATACAAAAACAGAGATATATTTTAAAACTTATGAATAGTATAGAATTAAAACCAACAGAAAACAAAGACTATTACAGACTATTTTTAAACGGAGTAGATGTAACTGGCGAACAAGAAAGAAGCACTTTTAGACATATTATAGAAGTGATTGATAACGGAATTACAACTGGATTATAAATTTAAAAACAAGTAAAATTATGAGTGCAAACAAAAGTTATTTATTAGGAGATGTTGAATTAAGATTGGATGAGATTAAAAGTCTTAAACAGTATTTTGAAAACGTTTTAACTTACAACGCAAAAAGAGAATTAGTTGCAAAGAAAGGAGAAGATGGAAAAGAGTTAAAGAAATTAAAATTAAACTTTTCTATTTTTGAAGAAGGCAACTATGGTCAAAATGTTTCTTTTACAATTCCACAAACAAAGGAACAAAGAGATAATGGAGAAAAGAAAAGATATGTTGCAAATGGTAAAATTTACTATGCATCAGACAACTTACAATCTTTTGTTCAAAAGTCAGAGGCAAAGGCAGAGAAAGCAACACCAGTTGCAGCAGATGATTTGCCATTTTAAATTATAAGGGAGGTGTAAAAGCCTCCTTTTTTTTTGACTATGTGGAACTATAAAGGACAAAGAATAAAATCAAGAGAAGATTTACCAGCAGAAGCAGTTGGGTTTGTTTACAGAATACTTAACAGACGAACTGAACAAGTTTACATTGGTAAAAAGATACTACTTAACAAACGTACAAGACCACCTTTAAAGGGATATAAAAGAAAGCGAGTTGATTACGTTGAAAGTAACTGGATGAAATATACTGGAAGTAATTCAGAAAGTAAAAAATGGGAAATACAAAATTGTTATAGGGAAATTATATATATTTGCTACAACAAAACAATGATGAGTTATTATGAAACAAAACTACAATTTACCGAAAACGTTTTAGAAAATGATAAATTTTTAAATGATAATATACTTGGTAAATATTACAAGAAAAAAATACAAAAATATATAGATGACGAACAAAACAAAAACACAAGATGATGAGACAAAAAGAATGTTTATGCAACTTATGGAGGATGATGCCTATGTTGATATTAGTGAAGATGTTAAATATCCACCAGTTGCAATAAGTTGTGGCACTTACAATGACATAAATCATAATGGAGATGTTGTAGAATATCATATACCAATTGGTACATATGGTAATTTCAGCTTTATACAAGCTCCACCAAAATCAATGAAAAGTTTCTTCTCAAGTTTACTTGTATCAGCATATCAAAGTGATTCAAATAAATATAGTGGCTTATTAAAAGGACATAGAAAAGGCAGAAAGATAATTCATTTTGATACAGAGCAAGGAAAATTTCATTGTCAAAAAGTATTCCGTAGACCAATACTAATGAATGATATGCCAGATGATGATAATTATTATACTTATGCTTTAAGAACAATGAGTTATAAAGATAGAGTTGATTTTATTGATTACATCTTAAATGACAAGTTAGAAGGTAAAGATATTGGTTTAGTTATCATTGATGGTATTGCAGATTTAGTTGCTGATGTAAATAATTTAGAACAATGTAATGAAGCTATACAAAAGTTAATGAGTTGGACAGATGAGTTGCAATGTCATATTGTTACAATTATACATAGTAATTACGGGTCAGATAAACCAACTGGTCATCTTGGTAGTTTTTTAGAGAAGAAAGCAGAAACACAAATTAAGTTAGAAAAGAATGGAGTTAATCAAGGATGGATATCTGTTGAATGTAAAAGAAGTAGAAACAGAGGGTTTGAAACTTTTAGTTTTACAATAAATGAAAATGGTTTACCAGAATTTGTAGACAACGATTATGATTTATAACAAATAAACATTATATTGCGTTTATGTTAAAATGGAAAGAAAAAGATTTATTTGAATGGTTATCACAAAATCATTACAAGACATTAGTAAACAGTAAAAACCCAATATCAAGATGGGATTGCTACGATATTGAAACGCAAAGCAGAATAGAATTAAAGTGCAGAAAGAAACATTACGATACTTTAATACTTGAAAAGTCTAAATACGATGCTTTAATAAAAGAATCAAACAAACATTTTGATGTGCCAATATACATCAATAGTACACCACAAGGTATCTATCTATTTAATTTAAACAAAGTAGATTTAAAATGGTTTGAGAAATCATTACCAGCCACATCAGAGTTTAAAAACAGAAGGTGGGTTAAAAAACAAGTAACAGAGATAAATATAAAACAAGCAATAAAACTAAAATAAATGGAAACAATTAAACTATTAAACAACGAAGTATTTGACAAGAAAGACATTTTAAGTAAGATGATGGATGATGAATTTTACTATGGTTATCTTGGTGTAAATGCATTATCAAGTTCAGCATCAAAGAAACTTTTAGATTCTCCTTATGCTTATTATCGTTCACTAACAGAAAAACAAACAAATGTACAAGCATTAAGAGATGGGCAATTAATACACCTTATGGTACTTGAGCCACAAAAGGTAGAATACTTAACATTTACAGAAGGTACAAAAGCATCAAAGCAATATAAGTTAGCAGTTCAAGAGGTTGGCTCACACAACGTATTTACTAATGCAGAATATCATAAAGCAAAAAAGATATCAGAAAGAGTAAGAAGTGTAACTGATGTAAAGAATATGTTGGAGGGTGCAAGATTTGAAATACCAGCAATTGATACTTACAATGATTTAGCATTTAGAGGTAAAGCAGATATACTAAAAGATGGTGTTGTAATAGACTTAAAAACAACTGCTGATATAAAAGGCTTTGAAAGGTCTGCTAATTATTTTTCTTATGACTTACAAGCTGCATTGTATTTAGAATTGTTTGGAGCATTTGACTTTGAATTTGTTGTAGTTGATAAAAGTACACTTGATGTTGGTATATTTAAATGTTCTGATAAATTTATTGATAGTGGTAGAAGAAAACTAGACATTGCCACAGAAAGATATTATGACTACCTACAAACAGAAAATATAGAAGATTATGTTACAAAAGGAACTTTGTAAGAATAAAGAGATTATTGCTTATAGAAGTTGTGTTGATAGCTACTTTAGTAATGGAGATAGAAAAGACATAATGGAATATTGGCTACAACTATTTGAACAGAAAAGATTTTGTGAGGCAAAGGGAGTAGAGAAAGCACTTGAACTAATTGATATATACGAGGACTTAAATGCCAAAGATTAAAAAGAAGATACACTTAAAAAATTGTAATTATGAGCATCAGCAGTATTGTTTTAAAAAAGGATTTATAATTTACCCAGTTGTATCTGGTAACAGTTATAAAGTTTACTGCAATAGGATAAAAGGTAATTACTATATGAAAGGAAAAGAATTTAATAAACAAGAATCATTCCAAGCTATTTGGGATTTATACACAAAGATATACAACTATGACATTAATAAGATACGAGATTAAAGTTGCATTTTTTAAAGGATTACTGCTTGGTATAAGACATTATACATTTGATGATGTTGAAATGTATGAAGAAGATATAGTATTATACATTGGTATCTTTCAAATAATAGTAACTAAAATATACGAGAAATAATGAATACAAGAGAAAAATGGGCAGAGATGCAAGAAGAACAAGATATGCTTAATGGATTTAATAAAGTAGCAACTGATAGAAAAGGTATGCCAGTATTTAGTGGTGTATTAAAATACTTTCCAAATGCATTAAAAGAAGTATCAAAATGTTCAAAAGCTGGTAATGACCAACACCATCCAGATAAACCACTACATTGGGATAAAAACAAATCAACAGATGATTACGATGCTTTATGTAGGCATTTAATTGACCACACTATAAACCCTATTGATGATGATGGTGTATTACATTTAACAAAGGTAGCTTGGAGAGCATTGGCTGGGCTAGAAAGATATTTAACAAAAACAAAATAAATTATGTACAAAAGAAAACTAATACAGAAACTACAACAACTAATTGACAAATTACCAGCTTGTATCAGAAGGCAAGAAGCTATGGATGACTTAATGGATTTAAAGTTAAGTGAATCAGATTATCATTACATCTCATTAAAAAACAAATACAAAGAGTTATGAATAAATCAAGCACAGAAAAAGGACTGATATCATTTATAGTAATGGCATCAATAGTTGCTTATATTATAATTGGCATTGTTTGTATTGTAATTTCTTAAATGTTAAAGAAATGTTAAAATGTATTAACATAGTTGTTAATTAAATAATTTGTTTTATATTTGAGTATTATTAATTAAAACAACAAAATATTATGGAATTTAACAAATCAAACAGAGAAGCCTTAATAACTAATTTAAGAGAATCTAACGAAATTTTAAGAATAAAGATTGAAGTACATAAACAAATGGAAGAACAACATAGTACAGTTGATGTTCTATGGCAATTAGTTGAAATAGAATCATTAAAAGTATCTATTAAAATGATTGAAAAAGCATTAATAGATAATAATCCTTTTAATTTGGATGTAGACTTTTGCGAATAATAAACTATAAAAACAAAACAGATGAAAAAATTACAAACTTTAGTATTGATTTTAGCACCAAGCTATTTTATAGCAAGAATGTTATTAGGTTTAATCTTTAAATTATAATTATGAAGAAGATGCTTACAAGATTCGGAGAGTTCTTATTTGTACTACTTATGATTATGATAGTTGCTTATATGTGCTTATGGTTTATATCAATGATATTAATATTATTTAACAGTTAAAAACAAAACAAATGGAAGAAACACTAGACTTAATAAAAAGTTACGTAAACATAACAGACAATTTATGGTTACAAAGACAAGTAGAAATACTTGAAGTTCAAATACGATTAGAATTAGATAATGCAAAACAACAATGCAAATAATATGGAATTAATTAAACTAATAAATACAATAGACCCAGAGTACCACAATAGAGATTTTTGTATAAACTCATTACCAAATGAAGTAACTTTAATTTTAGATACTAACCAATACTTAATAGAAGTAAGTTTAAAGAATGAGATACTAGAAACTAATTTTTATCAAGGAGAAGAAATATATAAAGCATCAGATGATGAGATAGATTACATCTATAACTATCTTGAACAATTATTGGCAGACAAGATAGAAGAAACAAAACAATATTATAACGAACACAATTACAATTACCAAATATTTAATAGTTAATATGAAAATACTAAATTTATATGCTTGTCTAGGTGGTAACAGATACAAGTGGAACGAAGTTAAAGAAGATATAGAGGTAACTGCGGTTGAATGGGATGAAGAACTAGCAAGGTTATACCAAGAACGTTTCCCAAACGATAAAGTGATAGTAGCAGATGCACACCAGTATTTACTTGACCACTATAAAGAATTTGATTTTATATGGAGTTCTCCTCCTTGTCCAACACATAGTAGGTTTAATTTATCAATGAAAACAAAAAGGAAGATGAAATATCCAGATATGAAATTATATCAAGAGATAATTTTTTTAGAACATTATTTTAATGGGAAGTATGTTGTTGAGAATGTCATACCATTTTATACACCATTAATTCCAGCAAAAGAAAGGAATAGACATTTATACTGGACAAACTTTAATTTACCAAAAGTTTTGAGTAATAGAAAGAATCCTTCAATGGGTAATATAAAGAACGAAGTACAAGCCTTTTGTGAGTTTCATAACTATGATTTTTATAAATACAAGGGAGAACAAAATTTACAAAAGATTGCAAGAAACTTGGTAGACTACGAAGCTGGTAAAACTATCTTTGAAACTTTACTAGGAATAGAAAAACAAAACAATACAAATCAAACAACAATGTTTTAATATGGAGTTAACAAAAAAGAATTTAGAAAAGATTAGTGGTGCAATAATAACATCATTTGTAAACCAACACTTTTTAGAAGAAGCAATGCGCACTGGTCTATTTAGGCACAGAGTAAAGAACAATGTAAACAGAACTATAAAAGAGTTAATGCATATAGAATCTGAATACTATAATAAGATTGAAGATGTAGACGATAAAGGTTTAGGAGATAAACTAATTGCAAACAAATTAGAGTTTGTTAAGTGGGTGTTAAATGAATTTGACTTTAATGATTTCTGTAAGATACAAGAAGTATGTAAAGCATATACATTAAACAAAGAAGAAGTAACAAACGTAACAGACAAAATATTAATTGATAACGGAGCAGAATAAAATGAATATAGAAGATATAAAGAAAATAGGAGATAGTGTAAAAGAAGTATCTGGACTTGATATATTTGACAACACAAGAAGAAGAGATTATGTAGAGATGAGAGCATTAGTATGTTATGTTTTAAGAAAGAAATTAAGAATAGGTTTAACAAACATAGCTTTATACTTTCAATCAGAAGGAAAGACAATGCATCACGCAACAGTAATACACCTTGTTAAGATGTATCCAATGTATAAAAGATATAATTCTAGGTTGGCAAGTATAGAAGAAAGTTTTGAACAATTAAACAATTTAGAATTTAATCAAGATTCTTATATAAGAAACCAATACTTGTCATACAATTACGATAAACTACAAGAAAAATATAAAAACTTAAAAGACAATATAAAAACAAATCCTATCCTTGACATATTACAAGATATACCAGAACATAAAATAGATGAAGTTATTGAACGTATAAACATACTTAAAAAAAGCTGGGATTGGAAAAGTAAAGACAAGTGTGAAGTAATAGAAGCATCAAGTGGTATAAGTGATTTTGCTTATTAATAAATAAAACTTATAGTAATTAATTTTTGTATAAGAAAATAATATAGTTGATTATTTGTAAAATGTCATTTTAAAAGTATTATATAATTATATGTTTATTTAGTAACTATTTGTCATTGTATATGCATTCATACATAAACGTTGAGAGATAATCAAATAAAAATATATTTCTATGTACTTGGGGTAACTATACCCTTTTCAAAAGTGTTAATAAAATAGTATAAGTAGTTAATAAACTTTAAGTTATTT